TGCACAACAGCAAACCGCCAATCTCGATGTTGCCTTTATAGCGAGAATTCTGGTCTGATTGCGACGGGATTTCCGGATGATCTTCGGCCTTGCAAGGCTCCCAACCTTCACGAAACTTCGCAGACACATTCGTAGGGTCAAATGTTCCCAAAATTGCTGTCCGTACCCATCTAAATGCCCATCCCGGTTGAGGGGTAGGAGTAGGCAGCAACTGTGCGGGTGCCCACGAAGCTTTACGCTGCGTAGTTTCGCGGGATTCCAATTCACGTACCAAGCGGTTTTCAGCCATTGTTATTCTCCGATTTCATCATTTCACGTACATACGCTTCTGGCGTAAGTCCAAGTCGTTTGACAAGGGCTGACTGGGACGAGGTTAGCCGTATTCGTCGCGGCGCAGTAGTCCGTGAAACCGGAGCAACAATAGATGCTGCTTTAGTACGCTGGGGAGACTTATCCTGCACATCCGTGTGGCCGGAGTCTTCCTCTTCAAACCGATCAGGAAAAGCTTGTTTAACTTCAGCGTTGACTTTTTCGTAGTAGTCATCACTGCGGGGGTCTATCCCCGATTCAACTAGCTCCTGATGCAAACCTAGTGCAAACCCAGTCATCTTCTTGTCAACGCCAAACCATGTGTTCTTCGTCCGCCATGATTCTGCTTTGCTATCGACAACTGGAGCCTGTTCTCTAGGCTGTTGGGCCTGTTGTACATCATTATTTTCAACTTGTAAAGCGGGTTTTAGGGATTGTATATCCCGCATCCGAAGTTTTGCGTCAGTCAGTTCCTCCTGCGCGTCAGCAATCAGATCAGAATCTCCAGCCTCATACGCTTTTTTAAGGTGTTCTCTAGCAGTGGCAATTTCGTTTGTAGCGGACTTGGTAACCTCCGTCACAAACATCTTCTCGCCATGCCCAACTTGATTGCGTAATTGCTTTATTTCCCTGTCTTTTGCCTGAGCGTAGTTAAAGGCTTCCTCACGTTCCCGGATGGCAGTCTCTTTCTCCCTGCGCTCATCATGCCAAACTTTCTTCATTTGGCTCAGGCGGTACTTTACTTTGCCGTCGTATGCCTCAAGGTCGTCGGCTTCCAACTCCTCCACTTGGTTCTTGGGTAGTGGGCGTCGGTTTTGATCCCCTAAAGGAGCATCGTCAACAATTTCTATCTCAATCTCGGGGGCGTCAACCGCTTCAGTTTTCTTAACGGGGTCTACGCTTTCTACTTCGTCTGGAAACTTATAATCATCAGCCATGATCTACCCCCTATGCCCGTGCAATACCACGGGGGTCTTCAACTACACCCTCGACAGTATCGTCATTGATGATGCGAAACTCGCGCCCATGAATCTTCAAGCGTGACCCTGAATGGGGGCGAACAAGAATGAAGTCACCTTTCTTGCACCAAGGAGAGCTAAACCGAGACGTATCCTTGTAGCAATCCGGCCCAAGCTTCATGACAAATAGGACAGTTGTTAGCCTTTCCTCCGCATAAACGGTGGTATCGGCTTTAATAAGACCACTATCAAACTTGTCCTCTACTTCTGGAACCATGCACAGAATACGAAACCCGGACGGCTCCGGTATCTGTTTGGCTTTCTTCTCCGCAGTTTCAGGCAGGGGCGTTGCGTTTGCCCCAATCAGAATTTCACTCATCGTCGTCAGTCTCCAAGCGTTTTGCAAGGCCCGTGATTGTCTCCTTTGCGAATGTCAGGCCTTGGATAACCCCGCAAAGTTTGTGGTACTCCGTAAAATCCTTGATACCCCCTTGTGCAATAAACTCTTGTAGCTCGGTGCCTCGTTCGTCTAGCTTGGACAAGATGAATTGAAGCGTCTGGTCTACAACGGTTGTCATTGGTTATTCCCCCCTTTAGGGGGCCGGGACATTTGTGCTTTGCTTTTTGCTATGTCAATACCCATTCGGACACCTTCAGCTTCTTGCCGGTTTTGGGTATCGACTTGATGTTTCTTGATATCCACCCCCAGCCTTGCCCCATCAATTTCCATCCGGTTACTGATCTCCGTCTCACGCAACCTGATCTCATCGGCTTTAGCCGCCGCATCTGCTGCGTCCTTCTTGGCTTTGCGGTCAACTTCGGCTTGCTTGATCTTGAGTTCTTGCTGCTGCATCTGGATGAGCGGGTCTTGCTGTTGCTGCTGGGCTTGTTGGGAAGCCGCTTCACCTTGGTTCTTCTGGAGCAGTTGCTGGGCGGCTTGTGCAACAAGCGCAGAGAGTTGAACCTCAACTTCTGGGGACAGGTACAGGTCGTCTTGGTCTGCGTCTTTATCCGGTATCGGAGGAAGTGGTGCCCCCAGTTGCTGTTCAATCTCGCTGCGGTAATGAAACGCCACATGCTCCATGATATGAGCCTGTGCAGCCGCCATAATTGATTGCGCCTGTGGGTTTTGCCCCATGACCTGCATGATCTTGGGGTCTTTGGTTGCCGAGATGTGAACCCCTAAATGTGCCTTATGGTCTTGGTACATGAAGGCTTTGACGGGTTTGCCATTCAAAAGCGCCATGTTTTCAGACACGGGGTCGGTTGGTTTCATATCGTCTTCTGTGGGGATAATTTTCTCAAAGTTCTTGATCCCCAAGACCTCCAACATCTGACGGTGCAGATAGGCCAGATCATAGAGTTGTGGTGCGCCTTGGGCCATTTGCATGGCCGCTTGGTACTGCACAACCTTCTGTGCCATGGTTGAGGCGTTGGGGTCTGATACCGGGATGACATCAACTTGATCGTAGTCAGACTGCTTGGCTTTGCGATCCCCAGACTCAGGTTCGTAGCTGTACTCAGTTGGGGTGTTGTCCCGGATAATCAATTTCAGGAGCTTGAACTCTTGCTTCATAGCGTAGTGAATCCGCGCTTGAACCGCGCTCATCACCTTCAACAACCGCTCAAGTACAGCCAGCGTCGTGCCAACAGGTGCCTGCGTGGACATATCCGACACGTTTAGATCAGCGGTAGCGGCAAACTTTTGCCCATCCAATACGATCTTGTCCATCAGCATGGATAGCGTCTGGCTTGGCTCCTTATAGGGCAGGGGCAGGATATTGTCCCGAATGGCCCCAGAGGGTACATCTACGTCCCTGAATTCCCCCGGTGCGATAGGTGTGTCATCACCCTTGATTCGCAAGCCCCGAGATTTCAAACCCCCCGGCAAGTTGGACAGCGTTCCCGCATCGACCAGTTGGCGAAGAAGGGATGTGGCTGCTTGCGTGTGCCCACCAATCAGATGGATCAAGCCAAAGTAGTAGAACCCAAAGCCGGGGATGTATCCATAGTGTACGAAGTGCTGGCGCTTCAACTTCTTCTTATCGTCTTCCAGCCAGTTACGGCGGATAGCCAAGATGGTCTGCGTACCCTTCTCAATTGTTACTACATAGGGCAGCGCAATCCCCGTCGGCTCCCCATCCTTGTCCTCGTCCTCGTAACCCTCTAAGTCCAAATCAACGTGCATCTCAAGGAGCTGAAAGCGGTCATCCACGGAAGCGTTGAACCCTTGCTCTTTGGCTTTTTGCTTCTCTACGTCGTCCATGATATTCTGTGGTTCACCAAGATCAACGTCCCGGTAGAACCCCGCCACTTGCAACCGGCGCATGTCGTTTTCTGTCTTACGCATCCGGTGCGTAACCCGCTCGGCTGAATCAAGGTTCATCGCGCCATAGGGGACAACGATATCTTCTGCGGGGATAAATGGGGCTGAAGCCCGGTCAATAGACGGATCGAAATAAATCTTCTTGAAGGCGTTGCCCGACAAACACATGGAGAGCAGCATCCGCTCATGCTCGGGGCGGTACTCCTTCATCACCTCCGTTAGTTGGTAGTTCATGTCGTCTTGCACACGAACAGCCGCTTCTTTCTTATCCGGGGTTTCTTTCCCGATGATCAACGTCTTGACTGGCCCCATCGCGGGGAACGTCTCCATGATGGTTTCAGACTGAAACTTGACCGCCGACTCCATCAAGAGCGGGTGAAACACCCCACAGGCACCGGGCCAAGGCTCAGTTCTCTCCTCGTACTTCAGACCCAATAGCTTCAAGCCCTTGACGTAGGTATCCAACCAGTCTTTACGGCTGGAGATATCGGACTCATAGTCCCCTAGAAGCTCCCCCGCAAGGGTTGCCAGATCACGCTCGTCTATCTCATCTGCAAGGTTAGCGGTAAAGTCTTCGGTATCTTCCTCGTCTGGAATGATTTCTTCGCCGTTGATCTTCACGGACTCCGGGTCTTCAATCTCTATCTCAAGCGCGGGTTCTTCTGCGGCAAGGGCTTCTAACCCTTGCGGGGCTTCGTAGAGTGCTTTGTCCATTGCCATAATCTATCCTTTAGTAGTACCCGAGGTTTCGTCGGGACTTAAATCTCTTTATCGGGTCTTTCTCATCGCTTGCCAACCGCAAGAACCCGCCCTGTCGGAACCTCATCAACGCCAGCGTTGTTGCATCTACCAAGTCATCGTGCGCCCCCGCCGGGAACTCTGCAACCTCGTCCACCAACTCCTCGGCCCACCGAGTCTGCGGTGCCCATACAATTCCAGAGGCAAAGAAGTCTGACACCGAGTGCAGTCGCGCTATCTTGTCTTGCCCCTTGCTTGGGGTGTACTCCTGCACCGGGATACCCATGGCGCGTAGCTCGTAGATCAACGGTGCCCCAGATGCTTTTTTCTCAACGATCAGCGACACCGGGGTGCGCTCCGTATTCCACGCATTGTAATGCTCCAGCGCCACTTTCTTTAGCTCCGGGAACTCCATCCGATCCTTGAAGCTATCCAGTACGATTATGTTGGCGGCACCAATAGGGTTATCGTGGGGGTCTTTCTCAGGCCACCACACCCCCCATGTTGTACACGCACTATAGTCTGCCCGGTTATGTTTTTCAAATGCCGTGTCCCAAGACTGGATGATGAAGTCGCACCGAGGGGGTGCCTCAGTCTCCCACACCCGCCACCACTCCCGCTTCACGATGGCACCTTCTTCTGAGGTGGGGTTCTGCATGTACTGCGCCGACCATTGGTAGGAGGGCATTGAGGCTTTGGTTTTGAGGAGCGCCTCCAGTGACCACTGCTCAGGCCACAAGGACTTCATTACCGTCTGGATGTCCCCATCCTCATCCTTGATCTCTTTCTCCAACACCGCCGGAAACTCCACCACCTCATACTGGTCAGCCCCCTCGTTCATGACCATATCCTTGACTACGCGACCCGTTAAGTCGTTGGTAGCCCAGCGGGTCTGGACGATGGCAATGCGGCCCCCCGGCATCAGCCGGGTTCTTGCCCCCGTGGTGAACCACTCATAGGCTTTGTCGAACACATCAAGGTTGCCGTTGATGATGTCTTGCTCGTTGTGTGGGTCGTCAATAAGTAGCAGGTCTGCACCGCGCCCCGCGATGGCCCCCCCAACACCAACCGCAAAGTACTCGCCCCCATGATTAGTATGCCAGCGCCCTGCGGATTTACTGTCTTGACTGAGTTCGACGCCATCCTTACCCCCAAATATCTCCTGATACTTCTCACTTGCGATCAGGTTTCGCACCTTGCGACCAAAGTCCACGGCCAGATCAGCCGTGTGAGACACCATCATTACCTTCTGCTCGGGGTGTATACCTAGGAACCAAGCAGGAAAATAGTACGAAACAAGGTGAGATTTGCCGAAACGGGGGGCAATATTGACCGAAATGCGGTCTTTTGTGCCATTAGCAAGACACTCCAGCAGCGTAGCGAGGCGTTTGTGGTGTTCGCCTACCTTATAGTCCGGTTCTATGAACTTAATAAACGTAAGGAGGGAGATTCGGGCGGTTTTAACCAGCTTACGCCTGTCCAATTCGGCAATAAGTAGTAAGACCTCTGCTTTTTGGGCTGAATTTAACCTATGCAGGTTGTTTTTGAGTGCAGATAGGGTGTTGGGTGACACTTTAGGGGGTCAATTGGTCAATTAAACCGTCTAGTTGAGCGATATCGGTGGGTTTTGGTGGGGCTGGCACCTCAGATTCCTCTTCCTCCACCTCTTCTACGTCCTCAACCACCAACGCGCTACCCATGTACCGCTCCAGCTTCTTCTGGAGTTCTTCCTCCAACTCCTCATCGGTCTTGGTCTTGTGGGTTATCTCAATGCGGTCTGTGAATAGCCCCACATCTTTCATCTTGCCCAATAGCTCCAAGGCCCTAATCCTGATTTTGCCGTCGGGGTTCTCAGACTCAACCAATAGTTTGTTCTTAGTGAATTCCCGGATACGCACCGCACTATTGATTAGCTCATGGTCGTACTCAGAGAGCATCCGGTCTAGGTAGACAAGGGACGCATTGGGGTAGGTGGCAACAACAGACATACTCGGGGCTTTCATGCCGTTGTTATCCGTGAATGCTTTGAAAGCGTCTCGGGCATGAGCTTTGTCTTCCTCCGATGGCTCTGGTGCATCACCAAACAATTCTTTTGCTGTATTACAAGCAAGCCGCGCCCTCTCCAACATCGGGATACCCGACAAAGGAACTGCGTCAACAACCGGAACGTGTTGTTCTGGAACGATTTGCACGGTAGGTTTATAACACATAGGGGTGGGGGTGTGGGAGGTAAAGTTTTTTGATGGGGGGGTGTTTCTAGGTTAGTAGTTGCTAACCTTAGTGGGAAAAAATGTGTAGCGTTGGTGTGGAACACAGCATAGGTAAGCGAGGGGGGACTCCTAACTGACAGCGGGGGGTCGGGGTAGGGTGGGGTCGGGCCGGGCAAAAATGGCATGTCAACTCGTTAACATCTATCGTGTGCTATCCATTGACATTCTAGGGCATAAGTGTAGAATGTGAATTGTCGGTGAAGCGAGCTCGGATAGTACTGCTACCCACTGACATGGAGAGAATCAAATGGCATTAAGCAAAGCATTGCAAACAGGGTACGCTTTTGGCGTGGCATATTTGGAGTCCGATAGTGATAGATCGGTCAAGGCAAATGCGCTGAAAGACTGGCTGGTGGGTTATTGTGGTGCGCCAAAAGATACCAAGGCAAGCAAAGAGTCTTGGAGCGAATGCAGAAAGGCAATGTGCCCCATCGTCGGGAAAATCAACGACGTGCTTAAGGCGTCCGTTGGAAAGCATGTCTCTGAAATTGATGAGAACAGCAAACGTGCCAGACTTGACCAGAGCATCCGTACCATGAGGAGTCAAATTCTCAACGGTAGGGATGGTAAAAAAGGCGTGCGTGGCACTAAGAAACGCAAGTCCGGAAAGGTTACCACCACAAAGGTTGTAGGCGTGGCAAAAGCGCAAGTCAGACTGATTGCGACGAAGCCAAAAAAACTCGCGGACACCTTGAAAGTGATTGTTGCTACTTTGGTAGCACAACCCGAACCTCAGTATGAGAAACAAAACGAACTTGTCGCAGCACTACAAACGGCGATTGACCTCGCTGTTTAGTAGGTAGGAAACAGCCCCGCACCGAAAGGTGCGGGGTTTTTTTTTCGTCCACAATTCGGGCCGCGTCCTGATCCGGCGCGGCCCCGTCGCCAGTTCTTAAGGGGTCGGTGGGTGGGTGAGCGGGTGAGCGGGTGAGCGGGTGAGCGGGTG